AGGCTTGGCGGTTTAGACGAGTCAGAGCAACTATTAAGAGATTACGCAAACGTAGGGTATGACCCTTCACAAATGGTAGGACCCGCAGACGATCAAAGAAGTTACATTTCAAAATTTTATAACCCATACCAATCAGAGGTGATTGACCAAGTTAAAAAAGACTTTATGAAACAAGGCGCAAAAGGCGACATAGCAGCTACGGCTCAAAACATTGGCAGAGGTGGCGAATCAGCATTTGGCTCAAGAGCCAAGCTTGGTGCAACAGAACGCACTGAGGCTCTTGGCAGAGGCTTAGGGGAGACCTTGGGCAGTCTTAGAAGCCAAGGTTACGATCAGGCTCAACAAATAGCCTTGGGTGAAGTTGGAAGAAGACAACAAAATCTAGCAAATCTTTCATCGGGCATTGGTAACATTGCTCAAACAAGATCAGCAGGGCAAGTAGGTCTTGGTGGGCAGCTAATGGGTCTAGGAACTCAAGCCCAACAAGCCACGCAAGCTGACATACAAAGACAGATTGGCTTAGGTCAAATGACTCAAGGGCAACAACAAAATCAACTCAATGCATCAAGACAGAACGCTCTTATGCAACAACAGGCTCCGATGCAACAAATGCAGTCATTGTTGCCATTTGTGCAAACTGTGCCAGCAGGCTTCAGTCAGATTGGTACAACCTATGGTGTTCAGCCATCGGCATTACAAACAGGTCTAGGAGCAGGCTTATCAGCATTGGGTGGAATTGGAAATTTCATGAACCCACCACAATATAAAATATAATGACCATGAGTAGAGCAGGTCTATCCTCACTTATGGGTTATGCACCGGGTGGCGGTGTAGACTTGGCTGACATCCCAGATGCGAACGCTCCTACTGAACAGTCAGGCATTAGCATGCTACAACCTTTTGATTTCAATACTAGCGTTGAGAAATATCAAGATAGACTTTCTCCTTATGCGGGTCAACAAAGACCTGTTAGCGGATACGAAGCCGCTTCAATGATTGGCAAAGGCTTATTAGCACAACAAGCAGAAAAGTTTCCGTCCATAGGTCGTGGTTTAGGCATGGGCTTTCAAGAGCTAAGTGCTGAAATTAAAAAAAGAAGAGAAGAAAAAAGAAAAGAAAAACAAGCCGTAGCTATGAAGGCTATGGAAATGGCATCGCAAGACGAGCAAGCGTCACAGAAGTTTTTAAATGATTACTCATTAAAATTAATTGACTTGGCTAATAAAGATATCAAGACAACCAAGTTTGATACCTCTATGTTAATGGATGCTAAAGACGCAGAAGGAAATCCATTAATAAACCCAATAACGGGTGTTGGCTATACATCCGAAGCAACCCTAAAAGCAAACGACCCACTGATTAATGAGTTATTAGCTTTGGGTGCTAATGTTATAGATAGATCAGGCACCACCGTTAATTTAGGTGCTGGCGGTAATGAGCTTGACAAAAAAAGAGCAGGAAACATTGCGGATGCTGAAGCAACATGGCAAAAAGAAGCAGACGCTGCTGGTGCATTAAGAGATCAGGTGCTGGTAGCTCGTCATTTGGCGGAAGAGCTTGGTAAAGAAAACTTCGGTCCAGTAGAATCTCTTACCATGGGGCTAAGAGGCATCATGGTTAATGTAGGTATGGGTGGTATAGTCGATCAGAGCAAGCTAGCAACACAACAGGCGCTAACACAAACAAGTATTGGGTTTGTTATGGCTTTGGTTGGTAAAACCAAAGGTGCTATATCAAACAAAGAAATGGAAATATTTTTTCAGGCATCACCGACTCTCGGCTCAACTTATGATGGTTATATGCGTATGCTTGGGTACATGGATAGAATCGCTGAACTTTCTGAAAAATACAATGCTGCGTGGCAAGAGAAAAGTGTTGAGCTACAAGGGGAGTCAATTAGCGTAATTAATGCTGAGTTTGCTAAGTTTAAAACAGAGTTTAAATCTAAGCCTGAAAACAAACTAATACAAACAAATGAAGAGAAAAAATATTTGGAAGGCATTGCAGATAAAAAAACCTATAACGAAGTTAACGGCAATTATCTTAACATTCAAAAAGAATCACAAAAACAAAACGAACAAGACAGCATGGTAAAGCTTAAAGCTGAGGTTATTGCTGAAATGGCAAAACCTGAAACAACCACAGAAAGAAAGGTATATCTGCAAAGCTTGTTAGATCAAATGGAAGGATAAATGTCACAATCGTATGAGCAAAGGCTAAACAGATTAAACGCAGATAAATCAAAACAAGAAAGTCTTGAAAGCGATTATGTTTTAAAAAAAACAAGAGCTAACATGTTCTTTGACGATGATGCAAAAATTGATTACTTGGCATCAGAAAGATTTCCAAACGACCCATTGGCTTCATACAGGTATTCATTTAAAGATGGCGAGTTGGTTTATAAAAACGATGATGGAAGTTTTGAAAAAGAATTTATCTCACCAACAGACGTTGGTGTGTTTGGCGAGTATGTGCAACCCAATTTAGTTCCAGCCAGTACCTTTGTGGCTGATGTGTATGGTGGCATAAAAGGTGCAACAATCGGCTTTAAAAAAGGATTAGACCTAGCCACTAAGTTGCCCGTTAAACATCCAGTAGCTCAGTTTGGTGTTGTTTTGGGTTCTACAGCAGTAGGTGGCTTTGCTGGCAATATAGCAGTTGGCGGTGCGGCTCGTGGTGGTAGAGAGCTACTGATTGACCAGTTTTACAATATGCCCCCTGAAGAATTGGTAGCTGCTTCTAAAGATTTATTAATCTCAAGTGGATTCTCAGCCATACCTTTTGGCGTTGGCAAATCAAGGCAAGTATTTAATAAGTTTATTGGCAGAAATGATGATCTGCAAAGAATTATGAACCTTAGATTGAATAAAGCTGGCACTATAGATGAGGCAAAAAAACTTGGCATTGACTTAACTCCTGCCGAAGCAGATGTTTTGGCAACCAAAGCACAAAACATACAATACTTTCTTTCAAGGCAGCCAGAGTCTGACAAGATATACAATTTTTATAACAACAGAGCCAGTCAGGTTAGAGAAGCCATAGAGGTATTTTCCTCTGAGGTTGGCTCAGGCAAAGGTGGCGACATAGGTCGAAGAGTTCAAGAGGCTTCACAAAGAGCTATTGAAGAGTTAGCCAAAAGAAGAAAGATGAGAGCTGGAAAGCTTTATGACACGCTTAAAAATGCTGACGAGCCGTTTCAGATCAACACCAACGAAATCATAGAAAAGATTAATAAAAAACTTTTAGACCCAGCACTTGACCCAAATGAGGTAGAGGCTATCACCAGTTTTAAAAGCCTATTGTTTGATGCAAACGGTGAAGTCATCAATGACTTAATGAATATACACAGCAGAAGGGCTGGCTCAATTAACGATTTAATTTCTAGCACAAGCGGTTATGCACAAAAAGTTATTATCAACCTCAAAGATGATATGACCTCTTTAATGGATGAGGCTACGCCTTTATACAATTTAGCAAGAAGGGTTTATGACCCATCGAGACCTGCATTGCAGATGGTAGATAAAAGTGCAATCGGTAAAATGGCAAAGCTCATTAAAGACGAACAATCTGCCAAAGCATTGCAATCATTCTTTAACCCAAATGTTTCAACGCAATCGCTCAGAAACTCTAAAAGAATTTTACAAGCAGTTGACCCAGTTGTGTTTCAGGATGTAAAAAAAGAATTTGTTCTACAACAGTTGGATAGATTTTCAAAAGAGTTTTTATTAGAAGAGGGTTTGCCACAGTTTAAAAATTATTTTTTGCAAGGCAACACCAAAAAAATGATGGAAGAAGTTTTAGACCCAACAGAACTTGATAATTTTTATAAATTAATTGAGGTAATGAACAAATCATTTTCAGTGGCTAAGTCAGGCTCACCAACACAGCCATTGAAGGCAATGGAAAAAGAGTTAACAGATCAAGCACAAGGCTTGGGTGCTAAGTCTTTGGGCGTAATACTTTCAGCCATTAGATTACCGGGAAGACTTTTGACAGGAAATTTTGGCGATGATGTCATAAAAAGAATCTCCATGACTCAAGCTGATACTTATTATCGTGCGTTAACCGATGCTTTGTTTGACCCAAAAGCTAGCGAAACAATTAACAAGGCTTACGATTACTTTGCTCCGCTTGAATATGGGATAAAGCAAACAATGACCAGAGGTGGCGCAGAGGCTGTTGAAGAGATTGCTACACCACAAGAGCAACCGTATGAAGGTCAGGCTTTGGAAAGAGAAATTGAAAAAAAAGACAACCTTAGCTCACAACTAGATTCAGCACTGCAAGGTTTCCAACCATCAGATATGCCACTGGTTCCGCCAGCTAATGCAATTACTCCTCAGCAGATGTTATCTGAAACAGTGCTTCCCAATCCCAGAGACAGGGAAATCGCTGAAAGACAAATGCAGGGCATTGGTTCTTTAGTTTAAAGATTAACTTGCTTCTGCTTCTGCTTCTGATTTAATTTTCTTGTGGTTAGTCTCAACCATTAAACGTATCTGATCTATCTTCTTTCTGTGCTGGGAGACACAAATCTCCTCCAACATGTCGTAAGTCTTTAGATCAACCGTTAAGGTCCTATAACCCTTATTGTAGTCACCCATTATTTTCTCCTAAATTTGCTATGATTAGTGATTGTAACTGATTATAATATATTTTAACACCATGAGAATACTTCACAACATAAAAATTCCTTTGTCTTCTGATAAGGAAATTAAAAAAATTAAGCAGACAAACAAAAAGCAAACACATCATGGCAACAAGATTTGGGATTCGTCCATGACCATGATCGACTTTCTATCACGATATAATCTTTATCCAATAGATGACGCCATTGAAATAGGTTGTGGCTGGGGTGTGGTCTTGTCTTACTTAGAACAAAATTATGTTAATGCAGTTGGCATAGACATAGACGAAAGCACCGGAGATTTTGCAGAGGTGGTAGAAGAGTTAAACGGCGAGGAGTTAAATATCCTATACGGTGATTACACCCAGATGCCAAAAGAAGGCTGGCAAGCTGCTGACTTGGTTGTGGCTTGTGACATGTGCTACTGGGAAGAACACATAGAGAACTTGGTTAAGGTTATCGACCAATGCAAAGGAACTGTTCTAATAGCTGATGCCGGGAGAGAAACATTCTGGGAGCTGACCAACATGGTAGACGGCAACCTGCATGAGATTAAATTAAACAAACCAAAGAAGGTCCATGGTTATGTGTATGAGATCATTAAGTAATATAAGTGTTCACAAGTGTTGACATTTAATGTCTGTGAGCGTAGTCTTGAGTTTGTTCATTAATTAATAGGAGAATCAAAATGACAAAAGATAATAAAGATATGAAGAAGGGTGACGAATTTATAGTGACTTATGAGGCAGCTCATTCACCAGAAATCACCACGGTAACCACAACCATTAGCAGTATGGATGAGAAGGCAATCAAACTGCGCAACGGCTTATCCTTGCCAATGGGCTGGGTAAGAAATGGAATAATCAAACAGGACCCTCTGGGCATTGACTTAAAAATGTCAGAGCATTCAATGTCGAATGGCGGCTCGGTCAAAAACAGCTACACCAACTTCGATGATAATGGGCAGTCGCTTGGCGTTGTTCCTAACTACTAGGAGAAAACTATGACACAGTACAAAGACGTTGTTGAAGAGCAAGAAAAAAAACTTACAGAAGAAAAAGATGCCAACATTCTTACCAGCCTCGGCTGGCAAAGAGAAGAGCCGGGCAAGCCAAATGTCATTAGGCACAAAGCATACCGTGACAGAGTAGAATATGAATACACTGACAAAAGAAAGAAATCACACACGGTGCGCAAATGAATAAAGAGATAAGCTTCGAGCAGGCTATCTATGCATACAAGTGCTACTACCAAGACAAATACAACATGAGCGATGTTGAGTACCCGGACGTGGCATCGTCATACAATGATAGTAAAGGGGGTTGGTTTCTTAGAGGGTCCAGACAGTCACGGTTGGCTCACGTCAATAAGTCCGGGCATGTAAAATTGAATTATTAAAAAAGGAGATAGAATGATATTTGGAAAAAAAAGCGATGATGTGCTGGTTGACGATGTGTTAATCAACACCAGCAAAATGACAGCAGATGAGGTGATACTAATGTACGCAAGGCTTAACCTGTTCCAGAAGGCTGGCTTGCTAAGGCTGCTTGTTAGGGATGTAATCTTTGAACATGGAGATATGCAGATCAGTGGCTTACAGTTTGATGACATTGAGGTAGACGGAGCTATTATTACTGCAAAATCTGCTGATTAAATAAGTGTTGAAAAGTGTTGTAATCTTCAATCAGTTTGCTATTATAGGTATGTAGGAAATAATTCTTACACAAATGGAGAATTGATATGGACATTAAAATTACAAAAGCACAAACAGACCTAATACTTTCTGATGAATTTGCTGGGGTGTTAACAGAGTTGCAAGAAGCAATGCGAAAAGGTAGGGGCGGCATAGCCAGCATTACATCTAGTCAAGTAGATTTGCTTAATGCTATGTTGTATAGATACCACGCATCTAATGTAGAATATTTAAATAGCAACTGTTGTGATGCTGCCTTTTGCAAAGGTGCTAACAATATGGTTGACAGGATTACGCAAAAAATATTTGATACCAGAAGGGAGGCTCAAAAAGTTGCTGAAGCCAAAATAGATAGGCGCACTTTTTAGGGAAACCCCAAACATTAAAAGGAGCTTAGGCTCCTTTTTTTGTGCCTATTAGATAAGTGTTGAAAAGTGTTGCAATTATCTAACCGTTTGCTATTATAGGTATATGGATAAATTAAATAAATTAAATACTCAGGTTGGCAATGCCTTTGCCCACCTTGATGCACAAGAAATCAAGCAAGAGACAGCTTATGCTATAGAGACTGCTGACATGTTAATTGAGCTTTTTAACATAAAGGAGGGTACTGTTCAGACTCGTAATGAGGAATTACAAAAACTTCTTGGTCAAAGAAACATAGATAGAGATTTTGCTGGAAGCGTTAGATATAACAGAGCAAATTTTACTCTTGACGAAGCTAATGCAACTATTATTGAAATGGCTTTAAGACCTCTACAGGCTAAACATGAAAAAAGAAATTATAGAATAGCACAGAAGCTTTTTAAGAAGGGTGTTGAGGAGTTTGACTTCAATAACCAAGAGGTTGTTTGGGGTGGTGACTTTGAAACTACTTGGAGAGTAGAAGATTTCTTGGTGACCTTAAAAGTTATCTTTGCAGGTGGGTACAACATCCAAAGGTATCACCCTAGAATTTTAGTAAATGTTAAATAAAAAAAGGAGCCTAAGCTCCTTTTTTTGTGCCTACAGTCTGTTGGTTATCCTGCCAACTTTTCTCATGGTTAAGAACTTCCACAGCTCTGGTATCGGTCTAAGCTTATTGCTGGGTAAAGCTGGGCATGAGCCGTTGCCAAGATCAATGTCTTGAGACTTCTCCATGAATTCTTTTTTGCCTATCCAGCCAGCAACAAACACTGAGTCTGGAATGTCGTGTGGAGTAACCAAGATGGCTACATCGGCTTTAAAATATTTCTTATGTTTGAATATTAAATGCCCGGCTTGAGTGAAGGTAGCTTTAACATCAAAGCACACATCGTTGTCCCACATATCAATGTTCTGGTCTATGCCGCCTTTGTTTATGTCGTGGTCAATCTGAAAAACTTTTGCCACCGCCAGTTCACCTTTAATACCCAGAAGGTCAATGCTGCGGTCGCTTCTAGTTTTGTCTTTCTTCTGGTTGGCTACATCGGATGCCCTAGCCAACTGCCAGCGAAACGAAGCTGCTTGCTCGCACTCAGAAAGTTCCTGTCGTGTAAATCTTACTATCATAATTTTTTCCTCATATTTTCTATTCCAATTCTAAACATTGTTTTTGCCGTGTCGTCTGGCAAGTCTTTGTAAGCTGCGTTCAACAACCTGTTGGGCAGAGTGTGCATTCTCTTGGGCAACCAGTAGACACAAAGATGTGTAATAGCATCAATGTGTCCTTGGCTAAATTCATACTGCTTTAAATGGTCCTGCCGTTCTTTGTGTGTGTTAAACGCAGAGACTTCGTTAGCCCAATACAAGTGATCGTGTACGGGTCTGGCTGGTCTGTTTGCCAATTAAAGATCGGTAAGTTTGATTGGAACAATTTGATTGTGCAGGTTGTACGGCGTGTAAATCTCAGTCTCCCTGCAATGCAGGAGCAAGCTCAGAGCTTGTTGATTGAGTGATCTGCCGTACT